TAAAAGAATGTTTAATATCAGTTATCACAACGGCAGGATTTGATTTAAACAGTCCATGTTATGAGTTGTATGAAGATAGTTGTCGTCTCCTTGAAGGCGTATATGAAGATGAAAAGCAATTTGTATACATCGCTCAACTGGATAAAGACGATGATATTTGGGACCCAAACAATTGGATAAAAGCAAATCCATTAGTAGCAAGAGATGAAGAAGGAATTGAAACACTTGCAACCATGGCAAACACAGCAAAACGAAGAGGTGGAGAAGAACTTCGGAATTTCTTAACAAAACATCTCAACATTTGGGTGCAATTCACAGACAACCAATATATGAACATGGAGCATTGGAAACATTGTGCTTCAGAATTAGATTTAGAGGATTTTAGAGGAAAAGAATGCTATATAGGACTTGATTTATCAAGTGGTGGTGATTTAACGAGTTTAGGGGCAGTTTTCCCTTATTTAAGAGAAGAAGTAAAGAACTACTTTATTCATTCACATAGCTTTATCCCTAAAAATCGTGTAACAGAGCATATAAAGACTGATAATGCTCCTTATGATATATGGATTAGAGACAGTCTTTTAACCGTTACAGAAACATTAGGCGGTATTAAAACGGATTATAAATATATAATTGCTTACTTAAAACGGATCGTAGAAGAGTATGAGTTAATTGTAAATGTAATAGCATACGATCCACACAATGCAGATGCCTTTTTAAATGATCTTGAAGAACTAGGTTATAACAGCATCATGATTGTCCAATCAGCTAAGAACTTAAATGATGCTACAGTCGATTTTAGACTAGAAGTTGAGGCGAAAAACATTCAATATAATCGTAAAAGTAAATTACTTACCTGGAGTGCAGCAAATGCAAAGACAGTATCTAATAGTTTTGGTGAGATCAAGATTGATAAGCATTTAAAAGAGAAACGAATTGATCCAATTGATGCTGTTATCGATGCATACAAGATGGCAATGAAGGGTGAAGTAGGCATAAATTTAAGTCAATACGTTACTGACGAGAACCTTGATAAACTCGGTTGGTAAAGGAGGTGAATATATGTGGAAGTGGCTAAATAAATTTAACCCCAAGAAGGTTCAAAACTCTGTAGCACTTGATTCAGAAGAGTTTTTAAAGATGTTAGGTATTGATATAGGAAGTGTAAATAAAAATAAATTAAGTGAGATCACATATTTCACTTGTTTAAGGCTGTTATCTGAAAGCGTGGGGAAATTACCTTTAAAATTGTATAAGGATACAAATAAAGGGCTTGAGAAAGCGACAGAGAATAATTTGTATACACTTTTAAAAATGCGACCTAATCCGTATATGACTTCAAGTACATTTTGGTCCACAGTGGAAGCAAATAAAAATCATTATGGCAATGCATATGTCTATATCAATACTGATATGGATAAAGTAAAAGATTTGTGGATTCTTCCAAGTGAACAAGTACAGATTTGGATTGATAATGCTGGGATTTTCCAAAAGGAAAATGCTATTTGGTATCTATGGGGGGATAATAAGTCCGGCAAACAATATAGATTTCGTTATGATCAGATTATGCATTTTAAAACGTCACTATCTTTAGATGGTATTTCTGGTTTAGCTGTAAAGGATATATTGAAAGTCTCGATTGAGAACATTCAAAGTGGGGCTTTGTATCTCAGTAACTACTTTTCGAATGGTTTAATGGGGAAGGCAGTTGTACAGTATACTGGGGATTTGGATCAGGAAAAAGCAAAGAAAATGGCAGCGAAGATAGAAGAGTTTAGCAATGGATTGAAAAATGCAGGGCGAATTGTCCCGTTACCTTTAGGGTTTCAACTCACGCCATTAAATGTGAACATGGCAGATGCTCAATTCTTAGAAATTAATAAGTACACGGCTCTTCAGGTTGCTGGAGCATTTGGAATTAAACCAGCACAAGTAAATAACTATGACAAGGGTAACTATGCAAATGTTGAAACGCAACAGCGTTCCTTTTACGTAGATACCCTTTTATATATTTTAAAACATTATGAGGAAGAAATGAGTTATAAACTCCTTCTAAGTGATGAATTCCAAAGTGGATATTGCTGTAAATTCAACGTAAACGGGATTTTACGCGCTGATTTTTCGATACAGATGGAAGGACTATCAAAAGGCGTAAACAATGCCATTTATACACCAAATGAAGCACGAGAATTTGTAGATTTGCCACGTAAAGAAGGTGGCGATGAACTCATGTGTAATGGGAACTATGTTCCGCTAGTATCAGTTCAGAACGGAGGTGAGGATAGTGGATTGGATCAAGGTTAAAAATCAAACAGATGATAGTGCATCCCTTTATTTTTATGGAGATATCGTTTCTTCTTGGTGGGGTGCTTGGGATGATGAAGATCAGTATCCCGAAAATGTTAGGAAAGTACTTGATGAAGTAAAGGGGAAAAACTTAAATATCTATATTAATAGTGGTGGTGGTTCTGTTTTTGCAGGAATGGCTATTTATAACATGATTAAACGTCATCAAGGGATGAAGACTGTACATGTTGATGGATTAGCAGGCTCAATTGCTTCCATAATCGCTTTAGCTGGCGATAAATTGATTGTACCTTCTAATGCATATCTAATGATTCATAAGCCGTGGAGTGGAGCGTATGGAAACGCAAACGAGTTAAGGAAAATGGCTGAGGATTTAGATGCAATTGAGGAAGGGATTATCAATGTATATAAAGAGAATTTAAAAGATGGTGTGGACATCGAAGTAATAAGAGAAATGGTGCAAAATGAGACTTGGTTAAACGGGCTTAAAGCAAGTGAATACTTTGATATTGAAGTGGCTGAGGAAAATACAGCTGTTGCTTGTGTGAGTGAGTGCTTTAAAGATTATAAGAATACACCGCAGGCTTTTACAAAACAACGTGAAGTACCACCGTCAAATGATGAGCAAGAGAAATTAAATAAATTAAGGATGGAGCTAGATTTAATCTAACTCTTTTTTTATTGCCTATAAACCTAAGGAGGAAACAAAATGCCAAAAGAATTACGAGAATTGTTAAATAAGATTCAGAACAAAAAGGCCGCAGCAAGGGAGTTATTGGCACAAAAAAAACTTGATGAAGCTGAGCAATTGACAAATGAGATAAAGGATTTACAAAAAGAATTTGATATTGCTTCAGCTCTTTTTGAAGAAGAACAAAATAATATTCCAACTGATCCTATCATAGAGCCTCAAGCTAATGCTGTAAAACCTTCTGATGCATTTGTGAATGCAATGAAAGCAGCAGTTGGAAAACATAAGCTTTCTGATGATGAAAAAGAAGTATTGAATGCAACTACAATGACTGAAGGGGTGCCATCTGATGGTGGCTTAACAGTTCCGAAGGATATTCGTACAGCAATCAAAGAATTGCGACGTAGTGGCCCAGATGCACTTGAAAATTATGTGAACGTAGAACCTGTTTCTACATTAACTGGCTCTCGTGTAATTGAAGTAGAGGCGGATTATATTCCGTTTGACAACATTGATGAAGCAGCAGACTTTCCAAATATGGAAGCACCAAAATTTGAAGATATTCAGTATAGTGTGAAGAAAAAAGGTGGAATCCTCAAGTTTTCTAAGGAATTACTTGCAGATACAGCAGAAAATATCCAAGGTTACGTTAGAAAATGGACAGGTAAAAAATCCAAAGCGACTCGTAATGCTCTTATTTTAAAAGCATTAAATGATAACTTTGGTACAACTAAAGCTCCTGTGAGTAAAGTTGATGATTTGAAAGACATTTTTAATGTCAAATTAGATACGGCTTTTGAAACAACGGCGATCGCTGTTATGAACCAAGATGCTTTTAATTATCTTGATAAGTTAAAAGATGCAGATGGAAAATATATTTTGCAACCAGACCCAACAGCAGCAACGAAAAAATTATTGTTTGGTAAATATCCAATTGTCGTACTAAGCAATAAAACACTTAAAACGGATGGCAAAACAAAGAAAGTACCATTGTATTTCGGGGATTTAAAAGAAGCAATCACTGTATTTGATAGAGAAGCGTTATTTATCGAATTCTCAGAACAAGCACTAGACTTATGGGGCAAAGATTTAGTAGGTATGAAGGTTCGTGAACGCTTAGATGTAAAACCAGTTGATAAAAAGGCAGTTGTAGTTGGAGAACTTACATTTGCTTAATGAGTAGAGGGGCTTTTCCCCTCTTATTAGGAGGGGTTATATGCTGTTAGATATGAAATTAACTAAAAAGTGGCTGAGATTAGAAGAAGAGGATACAGAAGAAGACGATATTTTGGAACTTTTAATCGATAATGCTGAGATTTATATAAAAAAAGCAGTTGGCAAGCATTACAATGCCACTGAAGAAAACCGAAAGCAAGCACAGAAAATCGCCTTGGTTTTAGTCACGAATTGGTATGATAATCGTGATTTGTCCGGCCAAGTGGATGAAAAAGTACGTTATACCATTAAAAGTATGGTGTTACAGCTTCAGTTAAGTGAGGAAACCACATGAATCCGGGGAAAAGAGATAAAAGAATTATTATTGAACACAAAATCGCTGAAAGAAGAGATGAAGAAGGTAATACAATCCCAGCAGGTTGGGAAATTTTTTCTAAGGCGTGGGCAAAGGTTGAGACTCCTGTAGGTTCAGGGTTTAATTCCGAAGTTTTTAAGGGAAATGCGGAGTTTGTTATTAGATTAATAAACTTTACTATTCCATATCGGAAAGGCGTTCATTCTGATATGCGTGTGCAATATCGAGGGAAGCTGTTTGAAATTAAATCAGTGATTGATATTGATGAAAAGCATAAAGATATGTGTTTAATCTGTGAGGAGCGATCCAATTGGCAGAATTAGAGGTTTTCGGTATAGAAGAATGGATTCGTGAATTAGAGAATTTAGGTCAAGATGTACCTAAAATCACAAAAGAAGCATTAAAAGCTGGTGCAGGAGTATTTAAACAGAAGTTAGCGTTTAATTCTCCAGTTGGTCCTGAACCAAATAAGCCAACACCAAAGCAACCGTGGTGGGATGGAAAACATGCCAAACATGCCATAGAAGAAGGGAAATTAGTTAAAAAAGGTGGTTCTTACTCTATTGAAGTCGGATGGGATAAGGCAGATCGGTCTCCCCACTTCTATATGAAGTTCCAAAACTGGGGCACAAGTAAGAATCCTAATCCACCACATAAAGGGTTTGTAGAAAAGACTTTAATTCAAAGTGAAAAAGAGGTCTTGAGGGAAATGGAACGAGAATTTATGAGTAGGGTTACAAGTCGATGAAAAACTTTAATAAAGAAGTATTTGACGTGTTACGTACAGATGCAATAATTAAAACTGAATTGGGTGGAGAGTTCATATATCAATTTGTAAAAGGAAATGACAAAACAGATATATGGATTACATTTTCTGAATTAAACAGATCTCCCGGAGTGTATGCGGAGAATGAGGAAAAAACCTCAAATGTTATGTATCAAGTAGATATATGGTCAATGTCACCAATTAAAACACAATTAAAGAGTGCAGTTCAGGCAGCTATGAAAAAGCTGTCTTTTCAGCGTATTAGCACATTTCCAGATTATGAAATGGATACGAAAATCTATAGATATGGCTTCCGCTTTTTAACGGAAATCATGAATTGAGGAGGAAAATGAAATATGGCAATGACAATCGACTTTAGAGACTTGCATTATGCGCCTTTAACAGAAACACCAGATGGTAAATTTAATTACGGCACACCGAAACGAATTGGGAAAACAGTTAGTGGTAAAGCTTCACCTAAAGCGGAATCAGTAACTTTTTATGCGGAGGGTGGTCCAAGTGCAACGGCTTCCGCCTTCGGTGGCACTGAGATTGAATTAGAAGTTGATACATTATCTTTAGCTGTTTATGCAGAGTTACTAGGTAAAAAAATTGTAAAAGGTCAAGTTGTTGATAATACAAACGATGTAGCTCCTTATGTAGCATTACTGTATCGGTTACCTTATGATAACGGCAAAAATTTATACGTATGCTATTACAAAATGAAGTTTGAAATTCCAAGTGATGAGCATAAAACAGCAGAAGAAAAACCGACATTCCAAAGTGCGAAAATAAAGGGGAAAGCAATCCAACGTTCTGACGGGAACTGGCGACACCGTTTAGATGAGGGAGAAGTGGGGTACGATACAGCGGTTGCGGCAAATTGGTTTAAAACAGTACCATCGCCACCAATAGTGGGAGGAACAGGCGCTTAAATTTGTAGAATTCCACACGAGAAAGGTACAGCATAACGCTGTGCCTTTTATTTATGAAGGAGGATAACAAGATGCAAGAAACACAAAAAACAGAAACATTTAAATTGATTTTAAACTTACCTTCTGGTAAAAAAGTCTTCTTTTTACCTCATTATATTTCATCCACTGATGCATTTAATGCAGCAGAATGGACGGAAAAATTAAATGCCGAATCCGTTCCGTTCGATTCATTAAAAGAAGCAACCCAATTTGTTGTTAAAGTATTTGGAAATCGATTTACAATGGAAGATTTTCTTGATGGTGTACATGCTTGGTTTTTAACTTCTACAATCTATTCTATCTGTCTAGCAATCGTGGGGCGTATTGCTGAAGCCGTTGCCATTATCAATGCGATAGATTCTAAGACAAATCAAACAAAAAAAAAGAGACAGAGAAACCGACAGAACCGTTCAAACCTACAGAAATGATGCTTGGTATTTATAGCATGCTTCAAGACGCGGGAATATCGCAAGCAGATATTAATCAAATGGATTTAGTTCTCTTTTTCAAAACAATGGCCTACAAGAAAAAACAAGAAGATAAACAAGTCGTGCGAACAGCAGATCAAGTGCCAGCTTGGTTGTAAAGGCAGGTGAGGTAAATGGCTGGAAATAGGGAGATTGGTGCAAGAGTCACCTTAGATACCCAAAGATTTGAAAATGGTGTCGCTGGAATCAATCGTGGTTTACGTTTATTAGATTCAGAGTTTAATTTAACAAGTGAGCGGACCAGGTTACTTGGCAATTCTGTTGAGAAATTGCAAAATAAATTAACGCATCTAAATGAAAAATTCACCTTACAAGGTCAAAAAGTAGAACATTATCGTCAAAAAATTGAGCAAGCAAGACAAAAACAAGAGCAATTACAAGCTTCGAATTTGACGTT